TTGAAGAAATCTTCACGCACCAGAAGGACTTCAAACCCTCATGCATAGAGGATCAGATAATTATTGATATAATGAAGCAATGCATCAATAAAGATAATGTTCTTGAGGAAATATCCGAAGAAATTGTCAAAGAAAGCGATGTATGAGATTGGCAATTTGTATATCAGGCATTCCTAGGGGCAAGTATTGCATAGATTTCGCAAAAACGATTAGCCGTATACATGAGACTACCGTATTTATTTGGTACTGGCAAGGGGAAACTGCCGCAAAGCACACATGGCTTGGCGTGGTTCATGCGCCTCCAGATTTGATTTATGATTATGCCTTTGATCCTGCATGGTACGATGTTTCCAGCGATTCGAATCACGAGGTTTATTGTGACCACGCTCAATTTCCAGATCTTTTACCTGTTTTTGAAAAGCAGATAAAGGAATGCAGGCTCAATTATTCCGAACAGAATCAGGGAGAGACGTTGCCGGGTCGTACAGATGCCGGCATCCATGGCATGACTTATGCCATCATGAAAGCAAATGAATTGCGTGAAAATTATGAAAAAGAAAACGACATGAAGTTCGATGTAGTTATTCGTGCTAGATTCGAAGCAGAGTTTATCAACGACAACACGAGAGAACTCAGGCATTCATGCAATCAAAGCGTCCTGGACGATATGGTGAGAGGGCAGACCGTACATCCTCTAGATCAAGCCAGGCATCAACACCTCATGGTGGAAGGCAAAGTGCCTGGGCACGACTTCGAAGAGATGAGACATTTAAATTTAGTACCTGACTTTAACGGAAAGGGGAGATACGCCGGACCCAATTGGTCGGAAAGCAAGGAATATGATATTGAAAACAAATTATATACCCCTGATGTAAACAATGATCTTAAATATGGAATGTGTGATCGTTTTGCATTTTCCAATTCAGCTAATATGTCCTATTATAGTAGAATTTATAGAAGCATAAACGAACTTGCGTCTATTGAAGGCTTTCAACCGGAACGCTGTTTCCATCATTACAACTGTGAGGCTTCGAATCATTTTCGGGACCCTCCTTACGTATGGGACCAGCAATCAATAATGACATAAATATGACACCCACACCTTTTGTTTATAATATCGAAAAAATATTAAAGTATGTTGATGGAGACACAATTGACGTAAGGCTAGATTTAGGTTTTAACACTTTTGTTGAAAAAAGGGTGCGGCTTTACGGAATTAATACTCCTGAGGTGCGAACCAGAGACAAGAAGATCAAGGAGCGGGGCTTAAAGGCCAAGGCGCGCCTCCAGGAGCTGTGCGAAGAAGTATCGGGGCCCTTGATACTCGTTTCGCATGGGCTGGGCAAATACGGGCGTGTTATAGGAGAGTTAAGAACTCAACATAATTTAATAATTAATAGAATGCTTGTTATAGAAGGTCATGCAGAAGAATACATGACAAAATAATGAAATTACAATGGAATACAATTATATCTAATGCTATTGCTGTTTTAGTTGCTGCTGTATTTGTTGGAGCTGGAACATATTTGTTTAATTTTGGAAAAACTACAACAATTGTTTAATCGATCAACGCCAAATAGAGCAGCAAACAATATCAACTGAACCAAGATGAACTCGTGCAAAATATGCGACTGCTCCTTTGCCTCCGAAAGGGGACTGCATTTACATATATCTAAAAAACATTCAATTACCCTTCCTGAATATTATACTACCTATTACCCCCGACTTGACGGCTTGACAGGAAAAAAACTTCATTTTAAAAATAAATTTGATTATTTTAATATTGACTTCCAAAATCGCGGGAACATGATTAAATGGTGTCAAGACGCCCCCGAAGAGGAGGTAAGGGAATACATCCTTAAACAATTAAAAAACAGAATAGAGCAGAAGGAGCTTTCCTTTGCTCCCAGTCATCTAGAACTTGAGTTGCGGGGGCTACCGCCGCTAGATCTTTATAGAAAATTTTTCAAGGGTTATACTAATGCATGTAATGAATTGAAAATTAAACCATTATTTTCCGAAAAAATAATGAATGGCTTCTTTGACATTGACCCCTCTTTAGAGAATATTAAAATCTTCATAGATACACGAGAACAAAAACCTTTAAAATTCCAGAGATCATCGAGCATGAAGCTAGATTTCGGGGATTATGCTGTAGGCGGGAAGGAATACGACTATACGTACGTAGATAGAAAAAGTGAGAGTGATTTCAAGAGTACTATGACAATCGGATTTGAGCGATTCCGAAAAGAGCTTCAACGGGCCAAAGAATTCAATGCATATCTGTTTGTGGTAGTAGAAAGTAGTATAGCTAAAATAAAAAAGAATAATATCTTTGCGCCGCACAAGTCCAATTTGGCATTTGTTTGGAATCGGATGAGACTCCTGTCTCATGAGTTTGCCGGAAGCTGTCAATTTGTTTTTTCTGGCAGCCGAAAGGATTCTCAAGCCCTTATCCCTAAACTCTTGGTTCACGGGAAAGCCTTATGGGGCGTAGACGTTCAATACTATATAGACAAGGAGCTCAATGACTTGGGATGCAGGGAAGCGGGGTAACCGTAAGCTAAAGCGCGACATCAACCAAGAGATCCTTGGGATAGATGGCTTCTTGGAAGAGGAGGAGGCTAAGCTCAAGTTATATGAGTTTATGCGTGCAAACGTAGGATTTACTACAAACCTAGTATCAGGAGTAGAGCTTTTCCCGTTTCAGCATATAGCAATTAAAAGCATGCTGGAAACGGACTATTTCTTAGGCATATGGAGTCGGGGGATGTCTAAATCCTTCAGTGCAGCGATTTATTGTTTTCTTGATGCAATTTTCAACCAAGGAGTGCAAATAGGAATCCTTGCCGCAACTTTTAGGCAGTCTAAGATGATTTTTGAGAAAATCGAAGATATAGCGTCAAGCCCGCAAGCATCCTTTTTGTCTCAGTGCATTACTAAGAAATCCAAAAAGAATGATCAGTATACGTTAGAGTTTGGGGAGTCTAAAATTATAGCACTTCCGCTTGGAGACGGATCCAAGCTTCGGGGGTTCCGCTTTCACACCATCATTATTGATGAAATGTTATTAATGCCGGAGCAGATTTATAACGAAGTAATACTTCCGTTTCTTAGTGTCGTCCAAAATCCAACGGAAAGAGAAAAGGTTAAGAATGCAGAAGATAGACTTATTTCTGCAGGGAAATTGAAAGAAGAGGATAGAACTGTATGGAGGAGCAACAAGCTCATTGCATTGTCATCTGCAAGCTATAAATTCGAATATTTATACAAGCTATATGAAAGATTCGAAGACCTCATACTTAATGGGACCGGTGAGCAGGATACCGCAAAAAGAGTAATAATGCACCTTGGATATGATGTTGCGCCGCCAGCTCTCTATGACCTAAACCTTATAGAACAAGCAAAATCCACCATGAGCCAGTCTCAGTTTGATAGAGAATTTAACGCCATATTCACTGATGACAGTTCGGGCTTTTTCAAAACGTCCAGAATGGCTTTGTGCACAGTAGAAGCGGGTAGCGATCCCTCTGTAGAGATCAAGGGGCACAGGGACTCCAAATACCTTCTAGCATTTGACCCAAGCTGGGCAGAAAGTGAAAGTTCAGACGATTTCGCAATACACGTCTTTAAACTAAACGACAATACCCAAAGCGGTACCCTAGTTCATAGCTACGCAATGCCAGGGTTGCGTATGCAGGATCATATTAAATATTTTCACTACCTTTTGACTCACTTCAATATAGTAGCAATCGTAGGGGACTACGGGGGAGGAGTTCAGTTCCTTCAGGGGGCGAACGCCAGCGAAACTTTCGCGCAAGACAAGATTGACATAAAAGAGATAACGTCAAATTTCGATGATCTGGAAAATTACCAAAAAGTACTGGTGGAAGCCAAGCAACAGTATGATTTAAATGCTCAAAGAATATGCGTTCTAAGAAAACCAACCTCCGACTGGATTAGAAGGGCCAATGAGCTGCTGCAGACCAACTTTGATCATAAAAAAATATGGTTTGGCGCACGCGCAATGGAGAAGTCGTTCACCTCTCAAATCGCGCAAAATATACCCATAGACGCTCTTAAGTTTTTTCCCGATCACGCAAAGATGCAAAAAGCCTCCAGCCATTCAAAAATGATTGATTTTTTAGAACATCAATTCGACATGATGAACTATACGAAAAATCAGTGCGCACTAATCCAGGTTAAGTCATCCCCTCAAGGGCATTTAACTTTTGATCTTCCGCAAGCGTTAAAACGACAATCAGGGCCGCATAGAACACGCAAAGACTCTTATTCTGCATTGGTCCTAGGGAACTGGATGATTAAGGTCTATTACGACATAACTACAGCCGAAGCCGAGCCTATACAGGCCACCTTCGCTCCGTCATTTATCTGATGTCCTTTTTAACCAAAAGCGAAACAACGGGGGAGCTGGAGCCTATTTCTTACGCCAACTCCCTCAGGGGAGAGGAGGTGTTTCTCTGCGGCGCTGGGCCTTCCCTCAAAACCACTAATTGCGCCTTAATTGAAAGAAGCGAAAAATACATTATGGGGATCAATAATTCATTTGAATATATTCACCCAGATATATGGATTGGAGTAGACGATTCTCAGGCGTTCGATGATAAAATATGGACCCTGGACTGCCTTAAGATTTATGACTACCAAAAAAGAGATGATGTGGTAAAGCAAAAACCAATACAAGACTACAATAACATTCATTTTATATATCTAGTAGGTAATCACAAAGAAGAGGGCCAAACAAAAGATTATAATTTTTCTGGAGATTTTATTAATTTTTATTTTGAAGGAAATACATTTACAACTGCTCTTCATATACTATATTGGATGGGAACAAAAAGAGTATATCTGATAGGGTGTGATTTTGGGGGCGAGAGCTTTCTCTCAAAAAAGTCCAAAGGGTACAATGAAAAAGGGCAACAAAAAAGCTTTAAAAATGCCATCGACTTCTTGAAGCTATCAAAAATGCAGAGCGGCGTAGAATACATCTCATGTACTCCTGATTCTTCGATTAATGACTTTCTGGAATATAAAAGCGTTGAAGAGGTTCTCAATGGCTAACCTTCGCGATCAACGACGTCACGAAAGATGCAAATATCTAGAGCTTAAATGGAAGCTCTCCGGGTACGGCGCTTCGAATCACGGAAAGGACGCCCTGGGATATATCCAGGAACGCAAACCGAAGTTTGTCGTCGATTTTGGCTGCGGAAGAAATAACTTCATCCTTTCCTTGAGGGAATTAGGGCTAAAAGGAAAAGGCATAGATTTCGCCTATGATGAGGCTGACGTCTCTGCCCCCATGCACAAGGTTCCGCTTGAGGACAGCTGCGCAGACTTAATAACCGCATT